AAAGAAAACGATCAGAAAACCCGTTCACAAATGTGACTGTGGTAATTTATTAATCGCACCACATGCGCGAGAGAAGCTGGGATGGCTTCGCGTTGTTGAAAAGAAAACAACAAAAACTGAGAAAAGTCCATAAGGACGTAATAAGAAAGAAAGGCGCCACCTCAGTAAATGGAGCCGAAATTCTGACCACTGCAGGAAATGCGGAAGTCAATCTGCGTGACAACGACAACCTTATCGGATTCGCTACCACTGACCGGGTTAGACTGGCCGATGAAGAACTCAAGGTAATTGTGTCGAGTCTCCACGCACCTCAAATCGGTCTCGACACCGGGAGGGAAGGGAACAGCGCCGGGGCCAACGCCCCAAGTGACGGAGGCGGATGCAACCGAACCAGAAGAAAGATTGAGAGTCGAGAGGTGAGGCATGTAGCCGACGACGTTAACTCCAGAAGTGGTAAAAGGAGTGCCACGAGGCACGATGCCAAAACGAATCATCGGGACCGTGTCATCAAGAGAAAGTCGCTGACCAACCGTGATCCTAACGGAGGTGACATTGACGTAAGAGAACATCTTCAAATGAGACTTGACGACCGGGTGGTCACGGAAAGAATACTCCTTGCCAGCGTCAGACAATTTAAGGAAGGGGCCAACGGCGGAGCACTCTACACTCAAAGATCCAGCGGTGACGGAATTGAAGGTCGGGTTGACGACGGATGTGTTGACGGATTCGGCCATATTTTGGGTGGGGCAAGAGAAAGTCAAAGAAGGAGTGAAAGTGGGAAGAGGAATGAGAGGATGGAGAATTAAAGGTCCTGCCTAACCCTCACACGAGCGTGGGTCTTGGATATATGCAAGACACCATCGGTCATGTGGTCAAAATGCCCATCAACTTCGACGAAAGGCACACCATCAGCTCTCAACTTGTTACGCAACTCGGAAACGACCAAATTGCGGTATGATCTGAACTTTGCCCTGGGCCACCTCGGGTACATCAAACGAAGTGAGTTCTCCACACAATTCTTCTGCGAGTCTACGGCGATGCAAAAAGGCTTCACTTTCATAACCGAATACCTCTCAAACTCATGCCTATCCCTGATGCTTATCATCGTGTGAATCATCATGGAAATGGTATCGGAAGAGTAGTGGGGGTAATGCTGCTGGCAAGCTGGTACCAAAAAGTCGACCTCCTCATCGGTATAATCGGTGGCGCGGGAGATGTAGGAGGTATACAATACGGCATTGGTCACGTTCTCATCGGACAATCTCGTAAAGTGCTTGAGAAACGCCCGAACGGGATCCACCAAAAATCTCTTTCCATTGTGGAACCGACCCGCATGATAACCAACGACACCAACGTCAGTGGTCAGAACACAATCACGTATAACCTTGAGAGTGGACAGTCGGTGAGGGGCCAACGATTTCAACCAGCCCAGAAGATCATCGCCCTTGGCCACGGCAATCATGGTGTCCGCATGCAGATACTTGCAGGCCACGGTGATCAATTCTTGGTGGTCGTTCCTATGCAAGGTAAACGGATCGCCGGAACCCAAATTGAAAGAGACAGAAGCCGTTATTCCATCTTCACCACGGGACACAAACTTGTACGACGTGCAATAAGCCAAGTAAAACTTGCACAGTTGATCATCGATGCCGCAATCACGCAACCAAAGCAAATAGGCAACCAAATGGGGCGCAGAATGAGAAGAGTCCTGCTTGCGCACATCGGCCTGGAAATTCTCGGGGCCATTCAACAAGTGCGCAAAGCCTCTCTTCTGCAGCAACTCAGATAATTGCTGATCAGACATCCCGTAATCCAGGATTATCTCAGGCTTCAGTAACTTCCTACTGTTCAGATAGGCCCTCGGTTGCTGCTCAGCGAAATGTGCGTTGAAGATCTTACGATTCGCTATGATGGACTGGCCATATGGGAG